CCTCTCTCATTGAACGACCAATTTTTTGCTTTGGAGTCATTGACTCATCATTTCTGTAGTTGTGATACTTGCCTTCCTTAACTACATCATATCCTGTAGAATTGGTGGAAATTTTCTTTTTCTTTTTCTTACCTTTAGCAGATTTGCCAGTAAATGCATATGGTGTCTGATAACCTGGCGTAGCAGCAGAGGTGCTAGCCTCACCAAGCTCTTTTTTGATTAACTCTCTGATAATTTCTTTGAGTTTATCCATTTTAGACATTCTTTAGCTCCTTAACTAACTCATAATATCTCATAAGGGTAACCACCTGTTTATCTTCGACTATTCTACCTTTCATTAGCGTATCTGCTTGATTAACAGCTTCATTAAGCTTAATCTTAGTGATTTTATCGTCAACTGTAGGTAGAATTGATTGGAGTTTTTTCTTTACCTTTACAGTTTCAGTTTCTATGAATTCTTTAAGAGAATTAGTGTTAGAAATGTTGTTTATGTATTCTTTTAGGAGCTTTTTCTGTTCACCGCTCAAAGAATTATACTTTTTATTAAATTTTTCGACTAAGATGCCATAAGCAAGCAATCTTAAATCTTTTTCTTGCTTTCTATACCCTTCAACAAGCTCTTTCTCTTTTACTTTAGTAGAAATATTCTTTCTTGTGATGTGTTCTACAATGGTAAAACGATTTTGTGTTTTAATAGTTGGTTTGTCGGAATTGTTATTTTCAAATAATTTATAGATGGAAGCACTTACCTTATAATTTGATATTCTAGCCATAAAAAAATCATTTACTTCGTAATTCTTTTTTATTTCTTTGATTAAATTATACTTTTCTCTTCTCAGAGATGCGCTATTCAACTTTTGATGTGCTGTTACTACAGCGTCAACTAAATGATTAGCCTTTGATTCTGATTTATAGTTTTCAGTAGTTAATACCTTATACAAATCATACTCTTTTCCTAATTGAGTATTCTTATTAAAAAAAGTTTTTAAAATATTAGCAGCCTCTGCGTTTTTATTATTATTTAATACATCTACAGTTATCTGACGTGTTAATAATTCAAACAATATACCTGTGTTTCGTATTTTCGAGTGCTTTGTCTGTGAACTCATATTAAACTCCAATTTATACAATTCTTCATATATAAATATACGATTAATTAATTTTTATCATTATTAAGTGAAGAAACTTCTTCCTTATATTCCTCTTCCACTTCATTTGATTCGTATAATAGTGACTTAGCGCCATTACCTAAATGTTTGTATAGACTTTCATAGTGAGCCTTAGCAACACCACCAAAAGCCATCTTTTTATCATGTGCTCCTAACGGATCTCTTCCTCTCGCACCGCTATCCTTACCATACTTATTAGCTTCTTTAGGACGACCAGCACCTTCAAATCCACCTTCCGGCGCACCACCATTATTATCCAACTCATGACCTGTTCTTCCAGCAGCCATATCCGATGGAGTGCCTGTCGCTTCACCACTTTTAGCAGGATCGTTACCTTCTGCCTCTATTTGTGAACGCCTAAACTTAGTTTTATAGTCAAAAATAATCTGCTCATCATTTTTCTTAATATCTTCATCAGAAAAACTGAATATATTTTTGTAAATCCATTCGGAAGATACCAATCCATCTTGTAACATAGATGAAGCAAGAGATGTTTTACTACTCCATAATTCTACTTTCTCTTGTTCATATATCGTAGATGGATTTGTTAAACCTAAATCAAAATTTACCAGCTCTTGATCTCTAAATCCCTGTGCATATAGATGAACTACAGCAATCTTTGTTAATTCACTAACAACTATTCTCTGTATTCTTTCGATTGTTCTAGCAAACCTAACATCTTCAGCGGCCAATGTAGCTTTAGAACCTAATCCTTCCTCATATCCTAAGAAAGCCTTTGGCACCCTTAAAGATGCAAGTAATCTATTCTTTAGATATTCAATATCATCAACAGCCTCATAGGTTAAACCAGCCATATTTTCAATATTAGTCCCACTATCTCCACCACGAACTGGCAAAAAGAAATCCTCTGTTAAGTTCTGTATATTGTATCTAAGGTTATAGTCACCTGTTTTTTCATCGATAACAGGAGCCTTCTTCATCTTATTTATTACCTGTTGCATATAGTTATCAACTTCTGCAGGTGGTATATTTCCTATATCTAATTTGAATACTCTTTTTTCAGGAGCTCTCATAATTCTATGAATCAACATAGCATCTTCCATAAGAGTTAATTGTTTCCAAACCTTTCTTCCAGCTTCTAACATAGAACGACCATAAGGAACATAGTTAGAATCTGATAATAGACGAAAATGTGCAACTTCGTAGTTTTCAAGTGTTTGAGCTTCTTGCTTTTGCATTGAATGTCTTGCACTATCTCCCTGAGGAGTTAGCATAAACTGAACCATTTGTGGGTTTTTTATATCATGTCCTTCCAATCTAGCCACATCATATGCAGAAATGGGAGTCACATTTGTAACACCATACTTATCAGAAACCTCTAGCTGTAAAAAGAAATCTCCGTATTTGGTCATATTACGAATCCAAGGCCATAGATTAAATTCTATATTTAGAACATCGTAGAATAAGTTGTGCAATACATCGTAAACCTGAGCATTATCTGTTTTTATATCTAATACCTTACCATACTCATTTTTCATTGTTGATTCATCGGAGTAGATATCCAAAGCAGAAGCAACTATTGAATCAGAATCCATTGATTCATAATCTTTGAATAATCCTAATCGTAATTGCTGAGAATATAATTGATCGCTGTAACCACCCTGCATCATATTTGAATACAATTTTTGATATCTATCAACCAAATTAGTTTGAGCATTTGATTGTAATTGTCCTGTATCAACTATTTTTAGTTTTTTACCGCCGATATTTCTTACTATTGTATTAGTAGAAAATAATCGTTTTAGTCTTGAAAATATGTCTTTATCAGCCATAATATTATCCTTATTTAATTAACCAATCTAAGTTTTCTTTTTCACCATTGGGTCCTATTTCCATTTCCCAACTATTAGTTTCAGTTGATGGTTTTGACGGCATCATCTGAGAAGAAACACCGCTTAAAGTTCTCCTCTGTAAATCTATTCCTTCATTTCTAAGTCTTAATGCTGTGTCTCTAATCCAAAGGGTTAGAGCAAAGCTCATTACCAAGTCATCATTGTAACCCTGCATAGCTTCGGCTTTATTATTGTTATATATAAATACAAAAAGTTCTTCTATTAATCTGTAAGAACGAACAATTACTGTCTTTTCTCTAAAATATTCTTCTAACTTAGCAATAACCAATGGTCTTGTCTTAGATGTCATACTAAATCCAGCTACCATATTACGATCTTGACTTCTATATCTATTGTTTATTTGATGCTCTGTATCCACATACTTTAAATCTTTACTCATATAAAATAAATTTTCGTAACCTCTGTCAATACATTGTTGTAGTGTAGCCCAGCCTATATTGTTATTTTCAACTACTAATAATGCATTATTATATTCAGTAGCAGTATTTACCAATAAATTACCAAAGTCTTTTGTTGATATCTTACCTTTATATTCAGCAACTTGTTCCATAGTCTCTACTTCCATAATATGAAATGCAGAAAAATCTGAACCATCACCCCTACTAACATCAGCACATAGTATATAATCCTTTGTATAGTTTGCTGGTTGCCACACCCAAAGACAGCTATCTATACCTCTTTTCTCCAATGGATCTTGCGCATGGACTTGTTTGTATTCTTCTAATATAACACCATCAACGACAGTTTGTCCAGAAGTTAGAAAGTCACAATCACATTCTTGAGCAGCTAAAGAAGGACCTAAGAGTCTGTCTTGTTCCAGTCTCCACTCATCATCTCTTTCGGGATGTAAATTCCAATGAAGTTTAATTGTATTCCAATCATTTGAACCATCTTCTGCACCAACCCAAGTCTTATGAAACCAATTACCAATACCATTTGGTGTAGATAGTGCAATACATTGTCCACCAGTAGATAGTGTCTGTGAAGCAGCAGCCCATATCGGTTCAATCTTATCAATGAAAGCAGCCTCATCTAATATCAAAAGAGACAAAGCCTCAGAACGACCACTATCCTCACCGCTTGATACAGCTTTTACTTGTGAACCATTACTATACCTCAAAGATAGTTTATTATCTTCCGTGCATTTTTGTTTCAACCAGCTTGGTAAATTAGCGTGCATCACTCTTACTTTTGTAACTAAGTTCTTAGCAGTATCCTGCTTAGTAGCAATCACCAATATGTTTTTATCTTGATGAAAAGTCATCATCCACAATGAATATCCAGCTGTTAATGTTGATAATCCTAATTGTCTAGCTTTTAGTATTACATTAAATCTATGTTCTTCAAAAGTATTTAGTGATTCTTCTTGAAATGGCCAAAGGTGAAACGGCACTTTACCTTTAATCGGATGTTGAACAACACAATACTTTTTTAAAAAGTATATAGGGTTCTTAGCACACTTAACGTATTCTTTTTTTATGACATCTTTTAAAGGAGCTGGCTTCATTATATCTTTCCTAAGATGAATCCTATACCTAACCAAAGATATGTATTTTCATACCATTTAGGTTGAAGAGCTTTTATGATTTTCTCATTAGCTTCATCACGTGATTTTAACAATTTGATTTGTCTACTCTTAGCTTCAGATAAAACATACTCTATTTTAGCACCCTCTTCTATTTCTAATATTAAATCTTCACTATCAGAAATAACAACTTTCTGAGACTCTATTAGCGAATCAGCTTTAGCCAACTTACCTTCCCATTGAGCATCACGAGCTTTTAACATTTCTAAAGCTTCATCGTAAGTAAATGTCTTTGGTATTTTACCATCTTTCTTTATGTCTTGCCCATCTACCATTGATAGAGCAAAATAGAATATTAAAAAATACTTTAATACTTTCATATTATCCATTCCTCTTCAAGACATATACAGTTCCTAAAGTAGCTGCTGAGCTAGAAACTTGTGCAATAGCTAACTCGTGAACTATTCCCACTGTTAAATCCTTTGCAACAAGAGTTCCACCATCTCTCAAAGTTATAGTCTGATCTAATTGTGCGCCACTACCACTTACTATCACACCATCCCATACACCACTTCCGCTTGAAAAATCTGCAAGACCTCCGTTTACTTTTCTAATACTTGTAAAGCGACCATTTGGCTCTGCCATTTTATTTCTCCCTATTTGTTAGCAAATTTCTTCAAAAAATCTTCAGCTGATTCAACCTCATCATTGTCGTGAGCTTCCTGCATTTTTTGAGTTTTCTTTTTGCTATTGGTTAATTTTCTTTTTAAATTTCCAATTTCCTTTTTAGAAACTTTCTTTTCTTTTTCTAATTTTTTAATTTCTTTTTCTACTTTTACTTCTTCTTTTTTATTTTCTTTAATAACCTTTTCAAGCTCTTTTATCTCTTTACTCTTAACAGCTTTAGCTGCAAAAAGACCACCGACAATACCAAAAAAGCCAAGCACTAATTTCCATATTTTCATTATGATTTCTCCAGTTTATTTAAAGTCTTTGTGTATTCTTCTAATGCCTCTTCAGCCATAGTATTCAATTGAGTCATATCACCGCCCCATTTTTCTTTTTGCAATTCCGGATGATTTACGCCAACATTGTTAAAAAATTCTGGAGCTTTCATATCTCTCCATTCTTCAATTGCTTGTATTTGTTCTTTAAGAAAAGCAATTTTATTTTGTTTTATCTTATTCTTTTCCCATTCATCATATTTACCTTCTAATCTAAGTTTATGTTCTATTTTTATTTGGCAATCAAAACAGTGTCCCATCATTCTCCAAAACTTATTATCTAATCTTTTCTTCATCACTCTGTCACATTCAGGACAAAACATTGGCATTCTAGCTTCTTTCATTACATCTGAAAGTCTACTTATCTTATCGCCGCTCTTTTCTTTTTTCTTATCATATCCAACCATTACCCTTTTTTCGGGCTCTCTACCGGATAATAAATCGCCTAATACTTGATTTTGTCTTTCTTGTTCTTTACTATACCCCATACTTACCTCGTAAACTTTAATATTCCTAATATCTGATTAACAGGTGCAAATGCGCCTGTGTATTTATAAACCTTTCCCTTAAACATAAATGTTACCCCTTCGCTCGGAACAATAGCATCAAACCCACCTAAAGCCTGTAACCTATCTAATTGAGTTTTTAGCAATCCCATCTGCTTTGGGTCTTTTGCATTTTTTATTTGTTTAATTGCTGTAGTTAAATCTTTTTTCATTTTTTGAACAGCTTTACTAGGATTAGCTGCTATAAAATCTTTCATATTTTTTAACACTTCAGCTCCCAACTCAAAGAAAAGAACTTCCCAATCTCTAATATGCTTTTTCTGTAACTTAGCATGATCGTTTTTATCAGTAGACAATACCCAATCTAAAAACTTAGGATAATCCTTTAAGTCTTTTTTAATCTGTGGAATCTTATATGATTTATCAAAGAAAGCCCACCTCTTCAAAAGACCAGCCATAACATTATTTGTTACATTAGGATTGTCTGTTTGTTTTCCACCATTAAATATATACTCATACCAATATGCCTGATGATAATCTGATAATGTGTCTGTATCTTTTAAATCAAATTCTTTTTTTAATTTGTTTAACTTACCTAAAAAGTAACTTTGTCTTTGTGAGAAGTCTTTTACTTTTGGTAGATTAGCAACAAATGGTTGTGTTATACTATATGTCTTTTGAATATTTTGATTAATCTGTTTTATCATACCAGCTAGCATTCTAGCACTTCCTCTATCCTCTCCTTGCGGCGTTCCAGCTGCATCATATTCTATTGTTCCATGAAACTGTAGTAGTGCTTTATCATATGGTATCACATTTGTAGTCTTTGGATACATAACCTCTAACGACATAAATTTTCTACCTTCTGCAAATATCTTATCCTTTTGCTTTTTACTTAATCCTTTAAGTGCTGTTTGTAAATCAAACATAGCAGATACGAAAGCTTTTTCTATATCACCTCTACCTGCAAACATATTTTTTATTCCATTAATATCCAATGCACCTGCGCCAAAGTTTTTAATGTGTCCTTTATTACGAGCAGCTAGAAGCTTATTATTCTTCCAACTTATCATAATATTTTGTCCATCTGTTTTTTCTGTAACTGCGCCTTCACTACTAAGGTTACCTTGTAGCGTATTAATAATTAGTGTTTTAAAATCTGAAAATGTAAGATTTTTATCATCAAACGGATGACTTAAATGTCCGTATGCACCGCCCATAAGCAGTAACTCCTTTTCTTTGTTTCTTTGTCTTAGTTTATTTTTACTATTTATTTGTTCTTTTAAATTTACATCATAGGAATCTCCATCAGCACCAGCTGCGAATAAAGAACCTATTATATTATCCAATGCTGCTTCTGTTCCCATCCAATTCACGATTTTCCATCCTAAAGGTTTGACCACATTAGAAATCCACTTTTTGTAACTATTTAATGCTTTAGTAGAACCTTTTGCTTGTCCATGGTCTAAATAAGTAAGTGGAACTGATGCATAGTGTTTTTGTCCAACATCTCTTCTCTTATGAATATCACCAGCCTTAGCAATATTATTTTCGGGCTTTACAGACTTTTCATCAAACATATAATCTATAACCTCCCAGCCAGCTTCTGAGTAAAGTGAGTCTAGCCAAGCTTTTGAATCTTTTTTATATGCGTCTAAGCTCTGATAGTAAGTAGAAGGACCATCATCTAAATTTCCAGCAGGTGTAGCTGAAGCTTCTAATAGAAATTCTTCTATTAGTTCGCCTGTTAATGTGTATGTTTCAAATAACTTTCTAAAGCTATTGGTCATCATAGTATACACAGCTTTATCATAATATCCAAATGATTTTTTAAATAACTTTTGTCTTTCACTATCTTCAATTTTTGGATCACCTAATAATTGTCGCATCTTTGTTCCACTAACATTACCCGATGGCGGAGCAGTTACAAAGTATCCATGCTTTTCAAATCCAACTAAATCATTCTTATTCTTATTGTAGTCTTGATAGTAAGATTTACTACCATCTTTCTTAGTTCCTGATTTTAATCTACCGGCATCTTTGGCACCAAAGGCATAAACAACTGCAGTTTTATCTGAATCAAACTTCTTCAGTAAGTTAACAGCAACATATGGAGACTTTTCATTTACAATACGGTTTTTAGGAATACCCATCTTAACCATATGTTTAACTTTTTCCTTAAAATTAAGAGGATGTCTCGGTGGTTGCTTTATGTTAGATGTTGTTATGTAAACCTCATCAAACTTTGACTTTAACCATTTATAGGTAGCCATATGTCCTGAATGAAATGGTTGAAATCTTCCACCATATACTGCAATAGTTTTTTTAACTTTTGAAGCCTCATTTATTCCTCTACCGCCCTTATCAAAATCTTTAGAAAACTTCTTTAACTTATCAAATGCTCTAAACTTCTTCATCTTTTCTTGTTTAGTCCATTTCATCTTATCAAAGACTTTCATTCTCATATGTTGTTTTACGATATAATAGATATCAGTTGGATTACCACCCATTGACCTTATCCAAGTTCTATACTTCTTAACCAACTTAGCAGATACATGCTCATGTCCATAATGTGTCCAAAAACCTTTCTTTGGATGTAGCTTTGCTGTTGAGTCCTTTCCTATATCGTGAAACAGTGCTGATAAAGCAAAGTCTATATCACCAGTTTTCAATGCTCTGTTTGTTACGGCAATCGTATGTTTTAAAACATTACCCTCTGGATGAGCATCCCTTCGTTGGTCGTAATTTTTAAGATTCATAACTCTTTTCTTTAAATCACTTGGAAGAGCATCATAGATATCTCTGAATTTCTTAGGTTTAGGTCGAACTGCTATTTCTTTTAATTTTTTACCAGTATCGGTTTTTGTAAATGGACCTCTTCGTAATGTTGAAAATTTTACAGGTGTCTCTATACCAAATAATTTTTTAGGTGCTATGATTTTTAACTTAATCATCTTTGAACTATTATCTACACCCAATGTTTCAAATTCTATTTCTTTATACTTCTTACCCTTCATAGTAAGATTATGACCTGTAATAAACTTTTGAACTTTACTACCTTTTACAGCATTTGCTTCATTTAAAAACTTATCCTTTTCCATCTTCTGTATGGCTTTACCTATTTCCTTTCCCTTTACATCTTTAGAAACATCACTACCCTTTACAGAAAGTTTAAACTTAACCATCTTTTTTAAATCTTTTTTAATATACTTTCCCCATTGAATAATTTGATCATCAGTTAAGGATGTTCTTTCTTGAAACTTTTTAGTTAAAAATATCTTTTCAGGTTTGAAACTTTGTAATACATTTAAAAATTGAATATTCTGTGCTTCATCTCTTGAGTATCTTAATTTGTTTAATTTACTACCCAATGAACTAGCATCATTCTTTCTTAAAATCCAAGCCAATAATAAGATATGGTCATTCTCATCTATATATGGTTTACTGACTTTTAAACCAGGTAAAATTTGGTCTGTAAATTTTAACTCATCAGTTTTTTGTAGGTAATTTTTGGTTGATTTTGCTTTCTTAATAGACTTAACAAACTCATCCCTAATTCTTTCACCACTAATACCTTTGAGGCTTGGATTATCCATCAGAGCCTGTTTGGTATCCTTAGACATCTTACCACCGAGAGCACCGTGAAATCTAAGGGCTCTTAGTTTTCTTAGTGGATCTTCATCAAATCTTTCACTAGCATTACCGACAGTTCTTATCTTTCTCTTCTTTAAATCTGCTATACCACCAACTAAATCAACTATATTCTTTCTATCCATATCATAGAAGAGTGCATTTATGGTTAAATCTCTTCTCTTTACATCGCCCTCAATGTCTGTATAATCAACAGCACTCGGCCTCCTACCCTTTCCAATATCTTTTCTGAATGTTGCTATTTCATGCCCACCTACAACC